GCTCTCTCTATCCTTTTAAATATAGGAATAATGTAGCTCACTAAACAAATTTTGGTTTCCTGATGAAAAAACAAAGATAAAAAATCAGGAATAGAAGGAACCACAGGTCACATTAGCATTGGAGCTATTGTGGCAGCTGTGTTCATGCCGGCCATAATTCTCTCCTTATTATCAAGGAACCATTTCATACCTTTGCCAACGATTTCAGCACCCTTTGCAAGATACTTCTTAATATTCTTAAGATGTTCTCCATTAGGCATTGATCCTTGGACAGAGTTAAGGAAATAAAGCACGGCCTGTAAATCCTCATTATCTATCAGATCGGGTTGTTTCATGGGGTAAAAAGGAGACCCAGAGACTAATTCGTATATAGTGACAATACGAACTCTTAGGACTGCAGTGACACCAAGACCAACAGTGTTTGTCGGAGTCCAAACAGCTGCATGGATAATAGTTGGATAAGAATTGGCCAAAGCGGCAGAAGGCGTAAGGATATTCTTATCATCTTGCGTATCAGGCATCCAAAACGTATACGCGCCTCCAGAAATGGGGCCCGAATAAGAAGTTTCTTGAGTATCAATCTGTTCCCAGAAATGAAAATCACCAATTGCTTGATTAGTGTTAGACGAAAAGAAAGATTGTTGAGTAAGACGACCATTGGTTCTATTGGCAGCAATGAAACCACCGTTTGTGAGAGCAGGGAGCATACAAGTAGATAATACGCTCATAGCAATGGGCCTATACTCAGCAACATCACCATAGTTCATAGGAGGAACTATAGGAGCTCCAAAAGGATTCGTCAATTCAGGAAGGAATGTTGGAAGAATATCGACAGTACCAGCCTGCGGAGTTGCCCCTGCAGGAGTGAAGATATCAACAAAACCACCCTGCGCTGAATCAGCAGTTGTGATAACCCAGTCATCAGAGTAAATGGTTTGTGTACCTAAAGCATTGTTCCCTAAAGTGGATTGAGACAAGGTTACATTAACACCAGGGCCGCCAAGAATCGTCACATTACCAATATTGGCAGGAGTGAAAATACCTGAGACCGAGACATGCCACTGTCCAGGAGGAAATAAGACACGAGTGCCATTTCCAACAAGAGGAGTAGCGGAAAACCTTATGGTCAATCCATAAGAAAAGGGGTCATTGACAGTAGGGTTAGTCCCAAAAGGGGGACTGTTAAGAGCTCCAGCGCCGGAATCCGCTCGGAGACCTGAAAGTCCAGGTTGAGTAAACTTCTGGAAATATGGATCATATCGGAGATCGATCTGCTGGCCACCCATGCCAGGAGCATTAGAGAGCACAGTTTCATAAGCAGAGGCAGAAGAGAAATCCGTTGATGAATTAAAACCAGGTTTACAAAGCGCGACCTTATAAGATGCAGGTTGCTGAGCAGAGCCAAAGTGTGGATTGACAGCAAAAGCAACTCGACCATTGAAACTTGGAGAACTTGCGTCAATTGAGATAACGAACTCACGGATGCTCTTTTGGAGGGCAACCGGTGTAGCCACAGGATTAGGCATACGAGTAACGAACTCACAATCAGGGTCAAGTATTTCATTGATCAATGAGGAGTATTTACCACTGACGGCACGGGGCAAATAGTTATGATAATCTTTTGCGGGAGCGTTTGAATTCGAAGATCGATTTGATCCTGATTGGATAAACTTGCCAGTAGCGATTGGAGCTGGGGTAACTGTTGTTTTAGAAACGACGGTTGTTGCTGGCTTGGGGTTTTTTCCATTCTTTCTCTTGTTCTTCTTCTTATTGTTGTTGTTAACAGTTTTGGTGACAACTGTTTGCGTGGACATTCTAAAGCTCGCAAAGCGAACTTTAAAGGGAGATTTGCAGTGTTTACCTCCATGGGACCTCCCTATCAAAATGAGACGGATTTCAGATTCGGAAATATACTGTGAAGCAAGGTCATCACGGTAATTTCCAGAATTTTTTATCAACCAACGACAATAATCATCAACCAATGAGAAAGCCTTCTTATTTGTGTACGAATCAATTCTTATAGACATTGCTTTCGAAGCACATTTAAAAAAATCAGGTTCACCTGAATAACATAGAGCTGCAAAAACACGAGAGTGCATAAACACAGGAACATATGAATGTAATTCATAATTATACACAATATAATGACCTAGAAATTCCCAGAATGGTGATTGGTCAATCTGGTAGCCTAGATCTTGCATACGCTCACTAAGAGCAGTAGCAAAATTAAGACCTGGCGATCTAATTCCAATAACGGAATCGTCCCCATAAACTTTTCGATACACATAATTGTTATAATCAGAGTAAGACTTCCCCTTACCAGAGGAAATCCAACAGTACGCAATACTCATATCCAATATGAAAGAATTATCCATGGCCGTGTTGAAATAACCGGAGGGTGTGCCACCAATTTTAACAACATTTCCATCAGGTAAAACCAAGGGGGTATAAATAACATCCCTATATAAGTTTGCAAAGAGACACAAATTTTCAAATGTTCTGTCTTCAGAAGAAAGACAATCGTATCTAAAGGCCGCACACATTAAAGACATAATGTGTGGAGTAGAAGCATCAAAGGAACTAACATCAGAAAACAACTGTTCAGAACACTGCTCAAGATTTCGTCCAATAATATCAAAATTTCCATCATAAATGGACATACCAACAGAAATTGGTATGCGATGCATTTTAGCGGCATTCATAATCTTGATATTAAAGTCTTGAGACAGCATTTGAAGAGCAATATGATGTTCAATGGGAGCACACATAAATTGTCTAGTCTTATTTTCATTAACTTTTTCAATAGGTCTAAGTTCAACTTTTTGAAAAAGACCCCAATAAGTAATTGGACCACCAGGAGATTGGGCTTGAGAGAAGTAAACGAGAATAAAATGACGACCATGTATATCTTCCCAAACGTCTTTCTTGTCTTTATAAACTTTACGCATCAAGGGACCAGGAGATGTGGATAGCTCTGCAGAAGATACAGCTTCCAGCATCGATATGACACGACTATTCTGAACAAATGGATAATAAGTCCTTTTCGTCCATTCATAAGCCAAATCCAAAGAGCTTTGATGTATATGATAATCTATTTTGCGACAATACTTAGCGATTCCCTTCTGACAAGATTCCAAATTGACAGAAGAATGATAATACTCATATTCAGGAGCAGAAATCTGAGATTCCTGAACAAATCGAAAGAACCAAGGATCTATGAACGTCTCTTCCTTGAAAGGAGAGAAAAAGCGTAGACGTGTGAAAACTTCGGGCTTATTTTCACAAAGGTCAAGGTATTGACTTGCCCGAGGTGGCACAGTAAGATCATTAAGATCAATGAAATCCTGCTGAGGACCACCAACTGGGATCACTCCCAGTAAGTCAATTAGTTGTTTAAAGAACTGGACCCTTGAGTGCAACGAGCAACAAGAGGACCAGTGATAAGACCAAAAGTGTTATACTTGCCTGTTTGGGATCCACCTTTGTGAAATCCAACAACCTTGCCAGCCAAGTTACACACCGGAGAACCAGAAACACCAAAATCCGTCGATGCAAAATGATTGCCTTGATCAACACCAACACGGACGAATTCGAGCGAGGAAACTCTTAAATCAGGTTTCTTCCCATCATCTAAATAATAACCTATAAGAACACCATTACCCATTGAATCTTCCACTGCTTGGAAAGGAAGTGACTTACCACGTACCTTCCTACAGAGGGAGTAATCCAAACTGGGATCAGTATAAAGAACTTGCACCTTGGTATATTTTGTTGGATTAACATCATCGTC